TTCTCTACGTTAATGATAAAGTTATAACCAACAATATCACCACCAGTTTTTTCTTGTTGGCGACCAAGAATCCAAATAGTGTCAGCAGAGTAATAAGAACCTGTACCACCACCAACAATATCTTTCGGAAACATACCAATTTCTTTGTATGTGTGATTTACTACAATCATTGGAACATCTTTAATTGTAAGATGTGGTGTAATCATACGGAACAAAGATTTGATTTGTTTTGCACGTGTCATGTCGGCAACAGATTTGCCTTCAAGTGAATCTTCAACTTCTTTGCGTGATGCCAAATTACCAATTGAATCGATAACAATAATTACACGATCAGATTTCTCCAAACCTTGCAACTGATTCATAATATCATGTTTCAATTCTTCAATATCGGTAATTGGTGTATGCAGAACACGACCCATGTCAATATCAAATGTTTCAAAATATTTTTGTGGTGTACCAAATTCTGAATCATAAAACAAAACAACAGCATCATCATACTTTTTCATGTATGCTGAAGCCATCAATAAAGCAAATGCTGTTTTAAAGTGTTTAGATGGACCTGCCAGCATTGTAAGACCTGGTACAAGGCCTCCATCTAGTCTGCCTGATAGTGCCACGTTAATCATTGGCACTTCAGTAGAAATCATATCTTTTTCTGTAAAGAATTTTGATTTTTCAAGAATAGCACTCTCTTTAATTGTAGTATTCTTTTTTAGTTTGTCTAATAAACCCATTTTAAAATGAACCTCCGTCAAGTTTGGTAATCTTCGATTTAGGTATTACTTCGTTAATATCTTCCATGTCGTATTGTATCACAATATCATCATCTTCGTCAACCTCTATTACTTGTTCCTCACCATTTTCTACCGTAATAATCTTTTTCTTCCTGTTTTGTTTGAATGTTTTTTGTGCGGCAATCAGAAGAAGTATTGCCAATGGATCGAACACAATAATGATTGTGATAATTACTGAGCGTACAGCTTTATCTATGAATCCTGGATCAGTTTTATCAAAGAAAAGTTCGGCGACATATTTAATAGGACCAATCTCTGCCGTTAATTTATTTTCTTCAGATAGTAAAGGTAACTTTTCATTAGTCAACCTTTTTAACTCTGCCTGAGTTTCTTGAATTTGCCTATCAATTTTATTGGTGGCAGTTGATGGATCTCCTGCTCTTTGTAATAGATAAGTTAATCTTTCTTTTGCAATCTTTTCTTGTGCTTCTATGTTTCTCAGTTGTACAGTATTTGCACCAGAAATTATCGTAGAATCAATGTGTGCTTTTGATAGATAACCAAAAATGCCCATAGATGTAATGGTCATCAATAAAAATATGGCTATTGAAAAATAGGTTTTCAATAACTTTCCAGCCATCTGCCAATTATTATACAACCAAGAAATAGTCACCAGCTTTGCTATTTCTAATACAGATCCCATAACAACAACTGGCCAAAAAGAACCAGGAAATATCTGTGCAAGTCCTACAATAGAATAGTAACCTGCAATTATAGAAAGTGCGATAGCCGTAACAAATGGCAACCATACTTGTGAATTTATTTTTATCATTTGAAAAAGTCCTCTAGTGAACTCTGTTTCTCAATATGCCAACCAATACAATCAAGAATGATTCTGATTGGTTCAATAAATGATTTTTCGAATTGTAAATCATAATCGATGTAATCGTGCAATCCAAGTTCAACAGGCAATCTATTAGGATAAGATATGACCGTATCTCTAACTGGATTCGGTGTTTTGAGATAAGAGAATTTTAATTTTTCACCGTCTTGTATCAAAGGGTATTTTTTCGTTAATTCTTTTTCTTTCAACATCAAATTATATAACAAAGCACCTTTGACATGAATTGGTGTTCCCTTTTTATATATCGATATAGAATCAGAGTATTCTTTTATACCATTAACTCCTCGAGGAAATGAAATTTCTTCTGGAGGTAATTTTTTGAACTCTTGACGAAAATCTGCAATGAAACTTTGTACTGATTCTTCATCTTTAGTAATCATTATCTTGATTAACTCAGACATTTTCTCACGAATTGCAGAAGGTGTAGATGATTTGACCATTTCTAGTCCCATCACTTTCATATCAGGTTCTTCATATGCAACACCTTCGTTATTGTATACGTGCATAATATAGCGTTTCTTGGCAGTCCATACTCCTTTGTCAGCCAAGGCTTCACGCTTCATTCTCATTTTCTGTGCGTAGGCGCAAACATACGTAGCAAGAGCTTGATAACTTTCGTTAATAAACGGTTGTATTTTATCTTCACATACCTTGTCCATGAAGGCGATGACCTTAGTAGTGTCTTTCTCACCTGTATACACCTTATCAACCAATTCACCAAGCCGTAAATAAATTGAATCTGTATCTGACGCAATAACATAGTCTTTATCTGTTTTTAAAATATTATTCATAAACTGATTCAACTTCTTTTCAATCCAACGAATAGAAAGTTGACCAGCCATCGTAACTGCCAATGCCTGTCTCAAATCATAAAATCTGAAATATTGTGATCCCAGGGCACCATAAGCGGAGTTTAGTGAGACCTTCTTAGCAAGTTGTAGATTGTTATATCGTGCAACTAATTTGCCAATCTCATTCTTTTTTACTTCATCTTTTTCATTTACATAATCCTGTTTGGCCTTCAACATCATCTTCTTAAACTTCTTTCGATCTTCATACATTTCTTCCATCATTTTTGGCAAGAAACCTTGAATGTCAGTTCGAAAGAATTGGCCATTTGGAGTTATAGTAACATTTTTTAACTTACTTGTGTCAATTTTTTGTTCAAGCATTTTATCAACATTGACACCTTGCATTAACACTTGACGCATTTCATCAGTATAATCATCAGATTCAATCAATGTTTCAGGTGAAATATTATACTGCATCATCAAGTGTGGGTATAGACTGTCAAGGTCAAATGATGCGACCCAATTATGCATACCAACTTGAGGATCTTTCACATATGCACCTTCAAATGCGGAATCTTTCTTCTTAATCACTTTTGGTGGCACGATAATGCGTTTAGCCAATAGGTGAGAATAGATTAGAGAATCCCACATGCGAGTTTGTGCAAACACATCTTCATAGTTTGTTTTAGTATCATAAGCCAGAGTAATTGCTAACTGCAACAGTTTCAGTTTATCTTCTAGTTTTACAACGAGTTCAACGTCTTTAATGTTATACTCAATAAACTTCTGATAATTTAACTTATAAAGTTGGTGTAGATTATCATATTCTGAATAATCAATTTTCTTTTCACCTAGTTCAACATGAGCGATGTTGTCAAGTCGATATGATTCTTGTGATTTGCCGCCTGGCGCATACCACTTGTAGAGTTCAATATAATCAAGAGCAGCAACGCCGGAAATATTATACGCAATTAATTCTCTCCCATTGAATGTAGTTCTTCTCTCCCACACATTATTCCATGGCGAAAGTTTACGCATCTCATCTTCACCTAGAAGTTGTTTGAAGCGATTTACAAGATAAGGAATATCAAAAAACTCTGTATTCCAACCAGTAATAATATCAGGATAATTATCCTGCCAATCTCTTAGAAATCTTTTGCATAGTGATATTTCGTCATCACACTTAATATATGTTTCTTCACCTTGTACTTCATAATCTCCACAACCATAAACAGTAATGCCAGCATTTAACTGGCGAACAGCGATTGCAGTAATAGGTTCTGTTGCACGATATGGATCAGGAAAACCATTTTCAGATCCAACCTCAATATCGATGATTGCGATTGAAAGTTCATTTTGATCCCATTCTATCTGTGCTTTGAACTCATCAGCAATAAAGGCATATTCATAGCGATCATTACCATAGATTTTAAAGTTCTCAACACCATCATATCGTTTAACGAAATCACGTGATTCTCTGATTGATTCAAACCTCATAGCTTCAAGGCTCTCACCAAAAAGAGTTTTGTATTCGGTAGGTTTCTTGGTTGGCAAAAACAAAGTAGGCGAGTATTGAATTTTCATCCGTACTCGCCTACCATTTTGTACACCACGATAGAGAATGTTGTTGCCTTGTACAGCAACGTTTGTATAATATTTACTCACAGAGTTTTCGCAATTTGTATTCCAGATCCAAAAATAGAATTGTACTGATTTTCCAATTCAACGACAGGTGATGTTACTGTAAGAACGTCAATCATCTTAATTTCAACACCAGTTTTAAACTCTTGACTATACTCTAAAAAAGGAGAAAAAGCAATACCACCAGAATCAGTTTGACTACGTGGCGGTACAGATACTACTTGTACAGGATTTTTAATTTTAATTACATTAGAATCTTCAGAAACAACTTCTGCTAGGATTGTATGATTAGTTTTTAGTGTTATCAGTTTTTTCATTCAAGTTTTCCATTTTAATAAAGATAAAATTTTCTTTTTCTAATTGTTCTTGAAACAGTTTAGCTTTTTCTTCAGTAACAAAGAATTTGAAAATATCAGAAGATCCTTCTTTTTTATTTTTGAAAATGACTTTATACATTTACAGAATACTCCGCAGGAAATACTGCGAGTGTTAACCATCTTTTTGGGAATAACATTTCACGACCACGAAAATCGTTCATGTCATAATTTGGGTCTTGCACCAAGCCAATTAGTTCTACCATGTTATCATAATCACGCAGAACTAAATCATACTTTTCTGCTTGAATACATTTGTTTTCGATGGCTAGTTTTTTTGCAAGTTCACGGGTGTTCATTCTTTTCTTTCCTCAAAGTCATAAAAAAAGTCATTGTTATTTCTAGCAGAATGTTTGTTAAATTTCTCTACTGAATATAACTTTGTTGCTATTTTGAAATCTGGTATTTTAAAATCAGGCACAGTCAAAGATGCATCATAGAAAAGGGTCTTATTATTTGGTTGTGCCGCATATTGACCATTATCTAATTTGATAAAGTTGTAACTTTTATGTTCTTCAACTGTTTCAGAAAATCCTGTGTTCAAATAACCAGGGTCGTTTTGGCAAAAATCTACGGTGAACATATATTCACCATAATGCCAGGTTCTACTCTTGTCGAGAAATTTACACTTCAACATTCTCAAATTATCTTTCTCAACAACAGTAAAATTATAACTCAAACAGTCCCAAATTTGCAAGTAATCCAAAGGCAAAGATGGTGTATTTAAGTCTGTTTGCCGTGATACAAATGCATGTAGTGGCAGTTTATCATACAATGCACCATAATTAGGCAATAATGCTTCAATTCTAAATGCCTGGCCTTTGATACATTTGAGTGTCATCCAAATGCAAGGTTCTAATTCACCATAACCCTTTTCAAAGTCATAAAGAAATTCCTTCTTTACAAAGCATTGAACTGGCGGTAAATTATGTACTAGAAACGCCATTCTTAATTAATTCTGATTGATATGTTCTCTGTCTT